CCCTTTTAAAGGTCATAACTTGGCTAGTCTTATGGATTAGTCAACGCGTTTACGCCTCAACCAACCAGATTCAGCTTTAACAAGCGATCACTGGCACATTATACTTTGATCAGGTATAATCGGTAAACTAAGCTGGCTGAGATAGCCGGACCAGGTAAGTACTGTCCCTCAAGCTAGAGGCCTCCTCCTCAACTGAGAAGAAGGCTCACACCCTAACCTTCCAGAGCTTCATACAGGAAAACTTGGGGATCACCCTAAATAAACATCGTGTTCAATAAATTAAACAACAATGCTTTCTTTAAAGGAGACCCTAAACAACGTAGTAAATGGATCACTCAACGAGAGTTGAGTCGATTCATTCGACTACCAGTTATGGCGTTTGGCCTGAAAAGCTACATGGTTGGTTTCCAGAAATTAGGGGCTAACATATTAATGCTTTGGAAAAAGTCAGGGAGTTTATTCCTAACTCAGTACTTAGCTGAATGTGCTAGATCCGTAATTTGCTGGGCGGGTAATGAGACATATTCGGTACCTCCAAAAGGGGTCCGGATCTCGTTATCTCGTGCTGGGCTACCAGTAATTATCCCTACCGCTCTACGTGTTAGAATGTATCAAATGAAACGTTCTTCCACAGAGGGGTGGTTAATTACGAAAGTAGTTCTGACAGTGTTAAGTGTGTATAGAGTTATCGGTTGTCCACCTATTCTAAAAATAGGAACAATAACCGGACCTTTTACAGGTCAGGTTCGTTCTTTACCTTCAGAGGAATTAAGACGAGCCCTTAATAATATACGACTACCACGCTTGAAGTCTCCAGATTTTACGATTGTTTCAGAAAGTTCAGGACCTAATTATCCTCGAGCGACTTGGTCATCTTGTACTGACGCCTATGCTATGTTATTCTATCCAAGAAATTGGTTAGCTTACATGCGGTGGTGCCATGCACATGGATGGAGCCTTGCGATCGTGTGGATGCTTTGGATGAACCTTATTACTTTAATCCTGTTACCCCTACTATTATATTTTGGTTTTAGACCAAGATACATAGGCAGACTAGCGAAATTAAATGAAGCCAGAGGGAAAGTCCGAGTAATTGCTATTTGTGATTATTGGACTCAATTAGTATTGAGACCATTACACGATAGCTTATTCAGATTATTACCAAAAATTGAACAAGATGGAACCTTTAATCAGGTTCGTCCGTTCAAGGCTCTAGTTGATATTGCTAGGCTAAAAGGAGGTATGTTAAATTCTTTTGACCTTTCTGCTGCTACTGACAGAATCCCTATAGATATCCAAGTAGATATACTATCACTCCTAGGAGTTGATGGTAATCTATGGAAAGATCTATTGGAGAGACCCTGGTTTTTAGTGCAGAAACGTGACGGTGTCATAATTAAAGAAGAATCGTTTAATTATAGTGTAGGACAGCCCATGGGAGCATATAGCTCTTGGGGTATGTTAGCTCTAACACACCATGTAATTGTGCAGGTTGCAGCGAGACGAGTCGGTTATACCGATTGGTTTCGTGATTATGCTCTGCTTGGGGATGACATTGTTATCCTTGGGTCTGACGTATCAGCTGCTTATCTATCAATTATGCGGGATCTAGGTGTTGATATAAATTTATTTAAATCACATCAAGGTTATGTGGGTGAGTTTGCTAAACACTGGATACATCCGCACTTCGGAGACTTAAGTCCCTTAGGTGCTGGAAATATTCTGGTGGCAGTGCGAAACTATAAACTAATGCCTTCTATAGTGCTTGATGCAGTACAAAAGGGTTTTCCATTTCCTCTCGCCGTTATCAATAACTTGCTTGTTATAGCTAAGTCTTTTAACCGTAAGGTTAATAAACGTACTTTAACAGCAATGTCATTGTTAATGTTGGGGCCCACGGGAGCCTTAGGAGCAACAAACCAGTTATCAGTGGAAACACTGGAAGCATGGTTGAATGTTGCGACCAAGGGAGTAAAAAGGGGGTTCATTCTTCAGGCAATTCAAAATGCAGTAATGCAAATTAAAATGCAAGAAGATGATTCCCTTCAGACTCAGTATCACCGTGAGCAAGAAAGCTTCCGGAAACTGTGGTGGCGTCTACCGCCGTATTATTGGACTTTGTCCTTTAATTACGTGTATAGACTTTACAACCACATCAAAGAAGATAAGACCTTCAGAGTCCTTAAATGGACCTGGGGTTTTAATTTCCTTGATGAGTTGTTGCCAACATCTATTAACTTAGAAATACCACATCCCAGTATTAACTGGGAAGTGGTGTGTTGGATCATTCTACTAAGAATATCACCAGGGTACTTTGCGTATAATGAACGTACTGAACCGGACGAAGCTGAATGGTATACTGAGGAGTTTCTTCATCAAGAGACTGGATTAGATGCCGAAGGTTTATTAACCTTTGGTAACTTAATCAGTCAAATGATGGGGATCGATCCAGCCCAGCCAGTTTCGCTAGATTGGAGCAAAGAGAAATCTATTGCTTCATTTCTAGAGACACAATCCAAGTTTGTAAAACTTGTAGAGCGTCGGTTACAAATACTGTCTAAACCGAAAGGACCAGTTAAAACTGCCCTTGTAGTGTATCAGCCAAAATCTGATCAGTAGCTCACTATCAATGAACTTGCTAGTGGCCTCTGTAAAAAGAGGTTCTAATGCGAAATTCAGGTTAAATACGCTGTGACGTCCCTAATGTGGGATCCAAACACATTGCCTTACACATAAACCCGTGAGGGTGGGGGTGTAAGGTGCTTGTGGCCTTTCGGCCACAAACCCCCCCGAAAGGACCAGTTAAAACTG